CCGAGTAGTGCTTCTCGCGGTCCAGGATCTGTTGGATGCGCTTCGCCTGCTGCTCAGGCTTGAGCTTGCCGACGGCCTCGCGGTCAGCCTCGACGCGCTGGAGCGCCTTGCGCTGGAACGCGCGCTCGTAGGCCATCTCCTGCTCGACGGCCTGGCGGATGACCGCCGGGTCGAGATCGGGGAACTGCTTGCGTAGCTGCGTCTCCAGCCAGGTGGCGCTCTCGGCATGGTGCTTGCGGAACAGGGCGCGCAGCAGCTTGAGCAGGTAATGCCACTTGATGACGTGGGCGGCCAGTTCGACCGGCGCGGATACGATCTCGGCGGTGGCGCGTGGCAGTGCCGTCACCGCGATGGTCGGCGCTGTCACCGCCGCCTGCGCCGCCTGTGCGCCCGCCTGGAGAACCGCGCCGGTCTGGGCGGCGTCGATCAGCCGCTGGACCTGCGGGTGGACCTGCTGGGGCTGCTGATCAGGCTGGGTGACCGCCATTGCCGTTGGCGGTCGCTAGGCCCAGCATCTCGTCCACGATTTCGCCCAGGTCTTCGTCCCAGCGTTCCATCAACTCGTCCATGCGGGCCTGGTACATCTGGCCCTGGTTGCCCTGGTACTCGCTGCTGAAGCCCTGTGCGCCGTACGGGTTCTGGCTCTGGTCGGGGCCGCCGGTGCCTGCCGCGCCGGGCGACGGTCCGCCGGGGCCGAACATATTCGGCTGGCCGGGCACGCTGCCGCCCTCCGGAATCAGCGGCGGCGGCGGCTGCATCGGGCCGCCACCGCCACCGCTCATCTGTGCCGCCAGCATCGGATCGACGTAGCCCTCGGGGAGGATCCGCTCGACAGCGGCTGCGGGGTCGGCAAGCTCCAGGCCCTGGCCGAGCGCCACGGCGAGCAGCGTCCGGCTCAGTTCGATGTTGGTGTTGTTCGGGTCGAAGGTGCGCGCGATGTTGGCGATCGAGTTGATCAGGTCGGCCATCTGCCGCTTGAGCGGGTTCGGCATCGCGAACTCGTAGGACAGGTCGCGCTCGGTGTCCTCCTCGTCCTCGGACTGACCCTCGTAGCTCGCGGATAGTGCCGTGCTCCCGTTCTGGCTCGACACGTCGGTCTGCGACGCGGGCGGCTCCATCTGCAACGGCGCGCCGGGCGCGTCCGGCGGCGGCGAGCCCGGCACCTGGTTCTTCGACTTCTTCGCCTTCAGCTTCGCGCGCTCCTCCGGAGTCAGTTCGGTCGGCAGCGTCCCAGCGTCCACTGCCTTCTGGATCGACTGGTCGATGAACGTGCGGAACAGCCCCTCGAACAGTTCCTGGAAAGCCTCTACTTTCTTGACTACTGGAAGCTCCAGCGCCGTTGCCGTCGCCAAGTTCGCGTTGGACTGGTCGCCCAGGTAGTGCTGGGGCCACGTCGCCGCCGAGATCTGCGAGCGGATCATCTGCGCGTCCTGGGCAGCCTGCGCCGCCTGCGTGGACACCGCGAACGGCTCGGTCTTCACCTGCTGGTTCTCGGTCAGGATCGAGCCCGGCCTCGGCCCCGGCTGGATCTGGCCGAGCGTCGGGTCATCCACCGACGTGGCCGCCAGGCCCGACCGGCGCGAGATCGCCTTCGCCGCGATGTTCGCCACCTGCTGCGGCGAGCCCTGCACGGTCCGGCGCATGATGAACGCCGCCGCCGCCTGCGTGAGATCCACCCTCGCCGCCATGAAGTCGTTCAAGCTCGACATCCACTTCACGATCCGGCGCATCGCGGGCACGCCGAACACCTGTTCGGAACCCCGGTTGATGGCGATGTGGTAGACGAGCCCTTCGCCCAGCTTCTCGGGCGGGCAGGCTTCGTCGTCGGAGTCAAGCTGGCCCGTGTCGCTGTCGGTCGCCTGCAACGCCTGGTAGTACATGACGCGCGGTCGCCTCGGGTCCTGCTGCGCCATCTGCGCCTTGATGTCGGGCCGGTCCATCGAGTAGTCCCAGCCGTACTCGCGGCGGCGCGCGACGTAGTACAGGACGCGCAGCCGGTTGTTCGAGTCGCGGACCACGTCCTCCACCGAGTCGTGGTCCAGGATCCCTAGCTTGACCTTCCCGTCGTCGCCCGCGAAGAACAGGATGTAGAGGTTCGACTGGAGCACCAGGTCGGTGCAGAGCGCCGTCTGCGCCGGGAAGCTCGTGAGAACCACCTGGTTGTCCGGGTCGTCCCACGCCTCGTCAATGACTTCCTGGACCTTGTCGTCGGCAGCCTTCGGCTTCGGCACACCACGCCCGAAGATGAACTGGCAGGAGAGATCGACGTTCGCCCCGGCCACCGGGTCTTGGACCCAGACCATGCGCGCCTGCGCCGCCATCTTGCGACGCTCGGTCGCCTTCACCTCCTGCGGCTGGCCGCCGATGTAGTCCAGGACATACCAGCCCAGGAGATCAAGTTCCTTCTGCATCGCCCGGCGCTCGACATCGCTGGCCTCTAGGAGATCCAGCTTCTCCTGGTCGATCATGGTCTTGCCGGTGCGCTGCTCCAGGATCTCGCGGGCACGCCCGATCAGGCCGCTGTTGTCACGAGCCATCCGGTCTCACCACCCGCCAGCTTGCGACCACGTCCGCCTTGATCCGGTACACCTCCAGCGTTTTCACGTCCTCGACCAGCAGCTTGCCTCGGGGGTCCACCTCCAGCACGTACAGCAGCCCCGTCTTATCGTCGGTGACGTACTCACCGGCGGTTAGCGTTCGCGCTCGCGCTGCGACTGCCACTGGTCCCGCTCCTGCGCTTCGAGCGCCAGGGCCAGGCCCTGGTCGCGCCGCCGGTCTTCCGGGTGGCCTCCCACCCTGTCGCCCTTCGGGGTCAGTAGATCTCGGATCGTCTTGCTCGCCAGGTACTCGTCGCGGTCGGCTTGCCACGTTGGGCACGTCTGGTAGCCCTCCGAGTTGAAGCAGTATCTCGCCAACGTCGATGGGTTCTGTTGGCTGGCTATCAGGTTCGCCGTGATCCGGCAGACACAGCCCGTTCCGCCTTCGGCCTCGGCCACGAGAGACGCGGCGGGGCACGGTGGCTGGACAGGGCGGGGGACGACAATCCTCTCGAACCGGCTCACGCGATCTGCCCTCCCGGACGCACCATGCGGCGAACCTTACTGCCGCCACGGCGGCCCTCCTCAGAAGGATCAGCGCGCCCACATGGCGAGCGTAAGCGCCGCCGGGCGAGATCCCTCAAACGGGCTGGCCCCCTGTCAGCGCTCGGCGTTCAGGGCCTCGGCAGCGATCTCCGACATCCAGCCGGGGCCGCCCTCGTGGTCCTCGCGCTCGATCCGCTCCAGGGCGGCACGGTAGCGCGCGAGCAGGGTCTCGTCGCCCGGCCCCGGCGTCCAGTCGCCCGGCGTCCAGTCGGGGTGCGCCAGGAACACCGCATGGGCCACGTCCTGCTGGCGCTGCGCGTCGCCCGCCTGGTAGATCCGCACGTCCCACAGCGCGGCGATCAACTCCTCGACCACATTCGCCAGGTACTGGCCGTCGGCCTGCGCCTCGCCCGAGTCGCCGTACGCGTAGGTGCTGCGCTCGTCGCGTACGCGCGCCAGCACCTCGCCCAGCGGCTCCTCAGAACGGGATGTCATCGTCATCGGCAGTAGCAGCGCTGGCGGTGGCTCCCACCGGCGGCAGGTCGCTCGTGTCGGCGGGGATGTCGGAGTCCTGGTCCTGATAGCTCGACCGGCTCGACCCGCCGCTGCTGCCGCCGCCGTCGCGCGTGACGGGGACGACGCTGTTGGCGACGATGTCCACGGCCTGGCGCTTGCCGTTGTCGCTCTCCCACTCGTGCCAGCGCAGACGGCCCTCGATCACGACCTGGTCGCCCTTGTGGATGTTGTTGCCGACCCACTCGCCCATGCCCTTCCAGATGGTCACGTCGAAGTAGTTGGGCCGGTCGGCCCAGTCGCCGGTCGTCTGATCCTTGTAGCGCTCGTTGCTGGCGATCCGCAGCTTGCAGACGCTGGTGCCGCCGGACGTGGTCCGTAGCTCCGGGTCGCGCGTCAGGTTGCCCGAGATCGTGACGGTGTTGATCGTGAATCCGCTCATCAGAGCCTCCTCGGTCGGTGGACCCGGCCAGCGTACATCGTGCGTCGGCGTCAGCCTTGCACGATGCCGCGTAGCTCCCGGCCCACCTCGTTCAGGGCCTCCCACGAGTACAGCGGCGCGCCGGTCTTGTTGCCGCACGCCCGGCACATCCGTACCTGGGTGCGAACCACCTGGTCGTACGGGGTACCGGACTTGTCGTATTGCATCTTGACCATCCCCAGCGCCTCGTCCATCGGCATGTCAGCGAACTCCACGAACGCCGCCGCCGTGAACTCGGCATCGCCCTCGATCAGGAACCCGCGCTTCGCCTCAGGCTGCGGATGCACGGGTCGATCGGATTCGGGTGAAGGATGCGAGTGACACGGTCACTCACGCCATGCCCTCCCGCGCCAGGTCGAGCATGTCGTCCTCGGTCAGGTGCTCGCGGACCGGCCCCGCGTCGGTGCTCCAGAGCGTGTCGTCGGCACCGGCCTCGGTGTCCACGCGCAGCCGCAGCTTGCCCTGGCGGTCCACCGCGTCCTCGCGCCGGACCAGGATCCGCGTGTGCGCGTCGAGCCCGCCGATGCGGTGCTCGCGCAGTGACTGCGCCAGCTTGATCGCGTCGGCGCGCGTCTTGACCGGGATCACCAGATCCACGCTCTCGTAGTCCTTCGTGTAACTGCGTCTTGCCATCGTTCCTCCTCGGTCGGTTGTCCTCAGGGTAGCACGCGTCGTGAGCTAGGTCTTCTTGGCGGCCAGCACTTCGTCCAGGTCAGTCTCGGCGTGCAGCGCGCCCCACAGTCCGTTGCGGTGGATGATCCGGCGCAGCGCGTCCTTGTCCACCACGATCCCGAAGTACTGGGCGTGCTCCAGAGTCTGGTGCTCGTAGCTGGACTCGCCCGAGCCGCCACACGCCGGGCACGTCTCGGTCCAGGTCTCCTCGTCGGATTCGTCCCAGCCCTCCGAGCCCTCTTCCACCTCGCGAATGCCATCGGTGCAGAAGCCGCACTCGGTGCCGCCGTCGCGCCAGGTCACCTCGACCGCCTTGCCCTCGGGCGTGACCGCCCACGCGTGGTGAGCGAGCACGCCACCCCGGTGGGCGAACCCCTCGGCGTACTGGAGGTTGTCGTCCCACAGCGCGGCGAGCGCGGCGTTCTGGAAGCAGTCGCGCAGGTAGCCCTTCTCCGCTTGAGCGGATGCATCACGGTCGATCTCGTACGGCTCGCCGTGTTCGAGCACGACCGACATAAGGCTCCGCTCCATGCCGAGCGTCTGCCAGGCCGCCACCTCCTGGGCCATCATGTCCCGGAGCTTCACGGTGCCTCCCCGAGCGCATCGTTGGCCGCGCTCATCGCGGCCTCCCGGCGCTCGTCGCGCTTCTCCTGGACGAATGCCTCGAACCGCTCCCGGCGGTCTCGGCGCTGCTCCTCGACAAACCGCCCGTACGCCTCGGCGTCGATCGGGTTGTCGTCCTCGTCACGCGCGCCGGTGTAGTCGTCACCGAGCGTCATATCGTCGGTGTCGCCGTCCCACTCGCCCTCGAACTCGTCCTCGTCGGCGTCGGGATCGTCCATGCTCTCGATGTCGTCCGCAGCCGACTCGACGGTGTCCGCGCACTGCTCGCACGCGTCGGCCTTCTCGCGGATCTCAGCGCTCATATAGGTCTCGTGGCCGAAGCCGGACTCCATGTTGTCGGCGCTCTCGGTGTAGCTCTCCTGCGCCTCGCGCAGGGCCTCGGCGTAGCCGCGCACCGCCTCAGCGATGTCAGACAGGGTGGCCTCGTCGCCCATCGCGCCGAGCGCGTCCTCGGCGTTCTCCTGCCCGGCGTAGATCGTCGCCAGGTGCGGGCTCGTGGTCTTGTCCGACTCGCGGATCCGGCACTCGGAGCAGTAGTCCTTGCGAATGCTCGTGCGCCCGATCCGATTGGCGAACCACTTGTATGGCATTCCCGGCAGGATCTCCTTGCCACAGCCAGTGCAGCGACGCGGCCTGCCATCTTTGCGGCCCTTCGCCGCCTTGACGTACGTGACCCTAGCCACGTCTCACCTCCCGGTTCTCGCGCTCGGTCTCCAAGCGGACCAGGCGCGCGTTGATCTGGACGAGCGCGATGTGCGGCTTGCCAGCCGCCTGCGCTGCGTCGTACTTGCGCCACTGCTCGCGGATCGCGTCCGCAAGCTCGGCGTCGGTGTAAGTCTGCGGCGAGGTGCGCCCGCCCCCTGGCGCACCTCGGCCCCGGTCCGCAGTTCGCGCCTCCTTATCGGCACGAAACTCGTCGGCCTTGATGTCAGGCTGCTGACGCACCGGCCCGCTCCTCGACGGCCTGCGCGACGCGGCCATAGCCGTTTGCGCGCAGGATCGCGACCTGCTCGGCCACGGTCACGCCAGTCGTGCGGATGGTGTCCAGGTTGCTCCGGACCATCCACTGCTCGTAGGCGCTCAGCCTCTCGTAGGCGTCCATTCAGTCACCTCCCTCGGGGAAGTTGTCGGTCTGGCCCCACGGTCCGTTCCTGAAGCACGAGGCGCGGTAGGCCACCTCACCCACCTCGAAGCAGTCCACTCGGCGCTGCTCGCCCTTGATCCAGGTCTTGCCCGCGCGCCTGAAGACCCGGCGGACGACGTACTCGTCCCAGAAGTCCAGGTCGATCGTGACGCTGTAGCCAGCGCCGACCGGCAGCGTAATCCCGGTCTCTCGGCGCTCGATCCTGCCGCCGCTGATCGCGAAGAGGTTCATCGTGCCGATCTGGCGGATCAACTCCTGCGCGTCGCAAGCGCGGAACTTCTCTGCTGTGTCCATCATGTCTCCTCGGTCGGGGGAGCGGGGGAGAACCCCGCACCTACAGTGTAGCAGGTGTGCTCACATCGTGTGTTTAGCTCACGAAGTGATCAGTCGGCCTGTGCGCTCACGCGGCCACCTGCTGCCACGCGCGTCGCGCATAGATCTCGTTCATCACGGCGTGGACGATGTCGCACCACGCCGGGTCGGTGTGGATCGCGGCGGGCTGGGCGAGCGTGAGAGCGTCGATCGCCTCACGCATCGCCACTAGCTCCTCGTCGGTCGC